TAATGGCCATGATCGCATGTCCCTAAGGCCTCTTGAATACTACACCAAACAGCAGGTATATGACTACCACACTGGAACTCCAGTTGGATGTGGTGACTCTTACACCACCCAATGCGACCAATGCTGTATGGGTAACCTTGACTTTCTCAAAAATAGGTCCGCTGTTAATGCTCCTAAACCCGTTACGGGGTCCAAGAAGGATGCGAAACAGGGAAGCAGGTCCAACTATCCGATGGGAGCTTTTTCAGCGGAGATAAAGGGGGATTTCTGGGAAGACCAGAGTGATTTGAAACATGGATCTTTTCCTCAGGCCTACTATGCTGTTGGCCCGGGTCAAGCGGCTACTGCTGCCATTGCTGTTTACTCGTTCGCCCTCAAACCCGAGGAACACCAGCCGAGTGGCACTTGCAATTTCTCGAGAATTGACAATGCCCAACTTGTCATTAACGGATACCCTTCGCAGGGCAAGAGTGGTTCTAGTTGCTGCTGCGACAACTACGATGTCTATGCTGTTAACTACAATGTCCTTCGTATCATGAGTGGTATGGGTGGCCTTGCTTACAGTAATTAAAGACAACGTTATTTATTAAGTAAATCTTATTTTCTTTTTTATTTAAAATTATATAAATATAATTATATACTATAATATAATTATATGGGTGGTGGTCTATTACAGTTAATTGCGAGCACAGAATCTCCACAAGATGTATACTTAACAGGTAATCCTGAAATTACTTTTTTTAAAACAGTATTCAGAAGACATACAAATTTTGCAATGGAATCAATTCAATTAAATTGGCAGGGTTCAAATTCATTAAATGGTCGTGTATCTTGTATTATACCATTACTTGGAGATCTACTCGATCAGTTATATTTAAATATGACGATGGAAGTAACATCATCAATTAAAAATGGACAAGAAATTTCACCTATATATAATCCGACACATACTGTTATAGATACAGTTACATTAAATATAGGTGGAACACAAATTGATAGGCACACAGGTAATTGGTTAGAAATATGGAGCCAATTAACACAAAAAAATAATATAGGAGCAATGGGAAATATTACAACAAATCAAGGAACAAAATATCAAATATTAACAAAAAGTGGAGCAAATATTTATTATTTTGATGAAAGTATAGAACCAACTATAATTGATAGAGATACATTATCAACAACTGTGAAATTTGATGCCTATGTTCCTCTCCAATTTTGGTTTTGTAGAAATACTGGATTAGCATTACCATTGATTGCTTTAAGAGTTCACGAAGTTGAATTAGTTTTACAAATTAATACAGATTGTCTACTAGAAAATTCTGTCGATAATAGTGGTATTAATTTATTAAATAATACATTATGGGGGACATATATATTCCTAGATGAAGATGAACGGTCTAGATTTGCAACTTCTTCTCATGAATATTTAATTGAACAATTATCATATAGGGATTTTATAATAAATGGTCAGTCAATTAATTTAAATTATTTAAATCACCCGGTTAAAGAAATAATATGGACTGGTGGAATTAATAGTATTAATGGATTTTTTACTCCATTACCAGGTGGATATTATGATGATTCATCTCTAAATAAATATAAACCCAATAATAATATTAGTTATAATATATTACTAAACAATTCAGATAGATTTTTTCCAAGACCATTAGAATATTTCACACAACAACAAATATATGAATATCATACTGGAACACCAATTCAAATATCAGCTGATAGTATAGAAACTGGGTTTAGTATAGGTAAATCATATCAAAATAATATAGCTGTATATTCTTTTGCTTTAAAACCAGAAGATATGCAACCGACTGGAACTTGTAATTTTACTAGAATTGATGACTGTAATTTAGTTATTCATAACTTACAAGATACAACTGATAGAGAAATAAATGTTTTTTCAACAAATTATAATGTAATGCGGATATGTAATGGTATGGCGGGTATTTTATATTCTAATTAATCATCCCATATATTTAATCCAATATTTCTTTGAATAATTCTCTGTTTTAATTTTTCATTTGTATTTTCTAAAATTTTTAATCTTAATAATATTTCTAATAAGATCTCATCCTTATAATTAGATGTATTATCTATAACTTGTTCCTCTATAACTTGTTCCTCTATAACTTGTTCCTCTATAACTTGTTCCTCTATAACTTGTTCCTCTAAAACTTGTTCCTCTATAACTTGTTCCTCTTCAATATCTTCTATAACTATATTATCTAATAGTTTTTCGTATAAACTAGTATCAATTAAAGGTTTTCTGTCAATCATCAATTCAATAGTTTTTTCAATTAATAAATCATCTTGACTTAATTCTTTTGGTAGATCAAATGTTATTCTATTCATTAATTATGTAAATATATTATGTAAAATATATAATTATTTATATATATACTTAAAAAAATAAATACATAATATAATAATTATCAATGAATAATGGATTACTTAATTTAGGTAATACATGTTATATGAATTCTATAATTCAATGTATATCACACTTAAATTTTTTAGATACAAATAATATAGCTTTAATAGAAGAATGTTCTTTAATTAAAGAAACAAATGATTTTAAATTATTAGAATCTTGGTTTAAATTAAATAAATCATTAAAGAATAAAAATGAAAAAGGATATGTTAATCCCCGAGAGTTTTACAATATGTTTTCGAAAAAGGTAAATGATAGTGAATATTATTTTGAAAATTTTGAGCAACAAGATGCCGCGGAATTTATAACAATATTGTTTGATTTATTACATAAATGTTTAGAACATAAAATTAGTTTTGATATTTCTGGTAAAATTAAAACTAATTATGATAAAATTGCTGTAGATAGTATAAAATATTGGAAAACTTTTTTTGAAAAAGGTTATTCTATGATAATAAAGCAAACATATTCACAATTATTAAGTGTAACGAATTGTCCAAATTGTGAATATAATACAACTAATCATGATCCAATTCAATATATATCATTACCAATAAAAAAAAACAATATAGATATATATTCATTATTGGATAATTATACAAAAATAGAACAATTAGATAATAATAATAAATGGATATGCGATAAATGCAAAATGGATGTTAATCCGCGTAAAAGAATAATGTATTGGAAATTATCTGATATATTAATAATTCAGTTAAAATTATATAATAACAATATGAATAAAGTTAATTATAATTTTGATTATCCAGAAGTCCTTGATATGAGTAATTATTGTATTAATTATTATAATGATAATTTAAATTATCAATTATATGGTATAAGTATTCAAGGTGGATCTATGAAAGGTGGTCATTATTATTCTATATGCAAAAGTGATGAAAAATGGTATAGATATAATGATGAAAGTGTAAATGAAATAAGGAAAGAAGATGTTTTTAATAAAATACCGTATTGTTTATTTTATAAAAGAATTTAATTATATCAATGCGAATCTCTGATCCCAAGATGGATTCAACATTTGTGTTAATACTTCAAATAAATCGGGATCCATTGGTATATGTGTATTTTCTTCCCATCGTGCTTTCATAGTATTTAGTTTAGTTTTAATATCCCCATAATATTTACCTGAGTAAAAAAATCCTTGATTATATCCAGTGAACTCAGTTGTCGACATACCCGATGACATATCTGTAATTGGATAGTATGGTCCGTCGGATGAATTGGATGTCCCGATACTCCTATTGATATATAATAATGGATCGGGTGGATTTATAAATATTGGATCAATGCCACCAGATGGGCGGTATATGTCTAATAAATCATATAATATTATACCAATCCCCCATATTGCTGGAATGGAGTCACATACGAATCTAATTCCCAATGATACTTCTGGTGGTATATATGAATAGGATTGACCGGCATCACCTGCTCTACCACGAAGACCCGAACAAAGAGAACCAATATCACCAAATACAATTTTAATATTTCTATCTCCACCATTATATTGACATTTATACAAAATATTATCTAGTTTCATATCTGTATACATATATCCATTTTGTTGAAAACATTTTATAGATTTTAATAATATCTTGATAATATCACCAATTTGTTCAAAATTAATATACCCTTTTAACATATTGAGGTTTCCTTCCATCATATCCATTATTGCTATTTTTGGTACGAGAGGGGAATCTATTATTCTAGCATTAATAATATTACAAAACATTGTAGGTAATCCTGATATTAGTGATATTTCTGGATCTTGAAGATTATTAAATTTTTTAACAGCAATTGAATAATATTTGTCACCCGGAATTCGTGGGCGATTTAGTATACTTTCCCCAGTCAATGTATTATAATAAATAACAACATACTGACCATTATAAATTTCACTATTCTCAATCCAACCAGGTGGTAGTGGAGTAACCGATGAATATTCAAAAACAGATCCAAATGAGCCACTAGTAATATATTTAATTACATTTAGAGTTATTTCAGTATGTGTGAATGGTTCCATATATACAAGGTCAACACCCTTACTTTGTCTTCCAGGGACCGGTGTATTTGTCGGCCAGGTATTAAGTGGTAAGGTATTCATCTCAAGTTTAGGTGCCCATTTGGTATCTGTAACATATATAAAATCTAGATCAACCATCATATTATCAGATGAATTACAAAAAGTTGAAGTTATATTTGCCACTTCATTTGGTTCAAATGGTATTGGAGGATTTTGTTCAATTGGTATGGTATCAGTTAAACCCTCTGGTGACATATTGATTGTTTGTAATTTAGAAGAACCACCATTTTTTGTTTTTCTTATTAGTTTCTTTTTTTTCTTATAAGTTTTCTTTTTTACCTTATAATTCTTCTTTTTTTTCTTATAAGTTTTCTTATTAGTCTTATTCTTCTTTTTGACTAACATATCTGAAAACTTATATCTACCACCAACTTGTATATTATTAGGTAATGTCATATATAATATAATAATATAATAATATAATAATATATTAATATATATCTTCTTCATTATCAAATGAATTATGTTCATCTATATCACCATTATATGGATCTTTATAATCGCATATAGAAAAAATAAATTCATTAAAGGGATAACTACTATCTTTATTATTATCGAATAAAGGTATACCTGAAGATTTGAAAATACCTTTAAAATTTAAATACATTGAAATAATATCATCATCATTAGTAGATGAAAAATGTTCAAAATAATCAATTAATTTCTCATCAAATTTGTAATCATATTTAGTATGTGGTGTTAAATATTCTGAGTATATAAATAAGTTAAAATATTTATAATATGTTTCATCATCTATAAATCTATCTAAATTTTCATTTGTTTCAATCCAATTGAGTAAAATTTCAGAAATATATTTTAATATAGTTTTGTAATCATAATCAGAATATTTAACTTTTTTTAATAAATATTTTTCTAAATTTATTTTATTATTAGTTTTAACAAATATAAAATCTTTCATTATTTATTTTATGAATATATAAATTTGATAAAATATAAACCTATATTAATAAAAAAATATATAAACCTATATTATGAAAATTGCAATTACTGGAAAAATGTGTTCTGGTAAATCATTTATAGCAAATATGATATGTCAATTAGATAATTCATATAATGTATATTCATATGGTCAAAAAATAAAAGAAATTGCTATTGACCTATTTAATATGAAAACAAAAAATAGGTCATTGATTATCGGTATCGCAGAAGATATGAAAAAGAAAGATCCCGATGTATGGGCTAATTATATTATGAAAAAAATCCAATATAAAAATAATATAGTTATAGATGATTTGCGTTTTCAGAATGAATTGGATTTATTATCAAGTGATTGGATTATCATTCGTATTAATATTACCAATATCGAACAAAGGCGACGATTAAATAATTTATATTCAGATAATGTTGAAGATCACCTTAAATATATAGAAGATATATCTGAAAAAAATAATTTAGATTTTAATAAAAAATATAGAATATTAGATATTGATACAGAAAAAGAGACATATGAGCAAATTAGATTAAAATTATTTTTATTATTAACAAAAAGATAAATAAAATATATATAAAGTTTATTTTATATATAAATATAAAATGAATCTACTAAACTTACAAATTAAGGTTGTTAATACTACTAATGATGATCTATCCCATAGCGATAGATACAATGACCATAGACATTATCATGAAGGTGATAGTGGCATTGATTTATATTGTCCAGATAGGATAATTGTAGAAGCCGGAGAAACAAAATTTATTGATTTAAAAATTCAATGTCAAATGTTAAAACATATACATCCAAATGTTTCTTATGGTAGACCTGTATCATATTATTTATATCCAAGATCATCAATTACGAAGACACCACTTAGATTAGCTAATTCGGTAGGTATTATTGATGCCGGATATAGAGGTAATATTATCGCATGTGTAGATAATATCAAAAATGAAGAATATATAATTGAAGCTGGTTCACGATTATTTCAGATATGTTCAAGTGATTTATCTCCAATTAGTATTGAAATTGTTAATAGTTTACCTGAAACTAGTAGAGGAGAAGGTGGATTTGGTTCAACCAATGAACCAGAACCAGAACCAGATAATAATATACATAGTCATGGTCATTATCATGGACATGGACATGGACATGGACCAGATAATGGACATGGACCAGATAATGGACATGGACCAGATAATGGACATGGACCAGATAATGGACATGGACCAGATAATGGACATGGACCAGATAATGGACATGGACATGGACATGGACCAGGTGGTGAATGTTTATAGTTTATAGTTAAAATTTTTTTTATATTAATAATTATGGATAATAAATATTTAATTGTAGATACACGTGATATTGATGATTATAATAAATTATCGTTTAGTGGATATAAAAAGAATGATGTATTAAATGTATTATTGAAAAGTATAGAAACAAAAAAAATAGAGAATACATGTAATTGGGTAACAGAATGTATATGTTCTGGATATATTGAATTATGTTGGGAGAAAATGTTATTATATGCATCGGATGTAATATCTATAAATAATCCATCTCTACCAAATTATTTATATAAAAAGAATATTTTATTTTATAATATTTATAATAATATTGATAAAAAGAAAGAAAAAAATGAAATAATTGAATTAAGAAATAATCAAATAATAAGAAATTTATTTTTTTCCATATCCATTATATTAGCATTATCTTCAAAAACAAAAAGATATAATAAATATCCAAAAATAAAGTTAGAAGATTTTAATTTTAATAATATTTCTTTAAGGTTATCAGCAAATGTTAATTTATTGCCAGATAATTTCATTCATTTTAATGAACCAGAAGAATTAAAAATAATTATAAATGAAATATATTATCATTTAAAAAATAAAACAGGAGGATATGATAAATGTATATATTGGATTATATGGATATTAGAATGGGAAAAAAAAATTAAAAAAAATAAAGGTCCATGGAATATAGATAATAGAAATATAGATGTAGATGAAAAATATAAAGCTGATTTAATATGGATTATTTGGGGAGTAATATTATTAGAGTCTAAATATAGAGATAATAATATAAAAAAACAAGTTCAATCTTTATTTGAATTATATATCTCTAATTTTAAGATTGGCAAAAAAAATAAAAGATTACCATATTTATTTAATTCAGTTGTGTATTTAATGAACAATTATAATTTAAATATAGAAATGATACCAAACCGAGATATTTATATTCAGTGTCAGATTAATAATAACAAATTATTTGAACTTAAGAAAATATATGAAGTAAAACCAATTGTTAAAAAGCAAGTTAAAATTAAAAAGA